TACCAACGCGGGCATCACGCCGGACGATGTGATGTCGCAGGCGGACTTCGCGCAGACCGGACAGGGTCAGGGCTTGAAGGGTCAGGCGCTGACCGATGCCTATGATGCCTATACGAAAGATCCCGCGGCGCAAGAAGCGGTGATGCGCAGCAACGCCGATAAGTATGAGACGCTCACGCAAGCCGCGCCCCCGACCACGCCCGACTATGTGACCAACACGCAGATGTCGGACGCGATGCAGGCCGCGCTTAAGCAGCATGGCGAGGATCAGGCGTTATCCCAATTGGCGGAACAGCCCGCAGCCGCATTGTATGGCGATGCGGCGTTGGCACGAGTTGCCGGTGCCGCGATCAATCGCCGTGCCGGTGAAGCCGAAGCCGCCGCAGCTGAGGCGGGCACGATCCAGCCCGACGCGAACGCGCCGAAAACGCAGGCTAATATCAGCGACGACCTGGACGCGGTGAATGCCGAGCAAGGTTTCAGCACGACGGGCTCGGCCAAGGCCGGGTTTGAACGGCGCCTGGGTGCGCTCGACCTGACCTCGCTGCCGGACCACCAGTCGCAGATCGACAAGCTCGAGGCCGCCGCAAAAGACGCGCCCCCGGCCACGCAAGAGCGTATGAACGCGTTGCTGGCGAAGTGGAAAGCCGAATTGCCGGCGCCGGAAGATGCCTTGGCGAATGCGCCTGACCAGTCCGTACTGGACGGCACGCACGGTGACACCCTCACCGACGAAACCGGTGCGCCGATCCCGGAAGGTGCGACGCTGGCTGATACGACCGGCGACCTGTATCCGCGCAACGAGTTTGGTCGCACAGCGCTGCAGGAGAACAGCCACTTTGCCAAGGCTACCGGGGCGGTGAACGGCGCCGCGGGCCACTACGCCAGCGCGCGGGTTAATATCGCCGCGGGTAAAGCCGCTACCGCCGGGGATCTGCCGGGTACCATCGCCGCGCTGGGGCGCAGCAAGAATGTTGTGATACAACGCATTGCCCAGTTGGCGCAGGGCTTGGCGGGGCACTCGATCAAGATTGACCCCGATGCGATGGAGCAGCAGCAGGTGCAGTCCAAGACCCAGAACGAGACCGCCAAGGCCGTGATCGGGCGGCTGGACGCGTTGCGCGCGATCAAGGCACGCTTTGAGGCGACCAAGATCGCGCCGGAAACGACGCGGGCCTACAGCAGCGACACGCCCGAGGCCTTCGCCAAGCGTGTGGGTAGCGACCAGCGTATGGCCGATATAAAGAACGGCGGCGTATTCCGGCAAGCCGTGCGCGACACCCCGGAATACGAGGCCAGCCACGATGCGGGCGGCGAGGGGTTGACGCACCAGAACCTCGACGCCAAGATCGCCCAGGTGGAAGGTTTTATCAATTCGGATGGGAATGACGAAGCCGCATGGCGCCGTGAAGCGGGCCGTACGCCGCATGACGTCACACGCGTAGCAGGCAGCTACGACTCGTCGACCAAGACGGTCACCGTGCGCAGCGATTACGACGCCAGGAATGAGCACGTGCTCGGCCATGAGCTGACCCACGCCTTGACAGTGAAGGCCATCGATGCCCCCACCGAAGCGCAGCGCCCCGTGGTAGCCAAGCTGCAAAAGCTGTTCGAGCACGTCAAGGCATCGCTGGGCGACGAGCATTACGGCACGACTTCGATCCATGAGTTCGTGGCTGAGGGGATGTCTAATCCGAAATTTCAGCGCGAGCTGCATGGGCTCAAGTACCAGAACAGCAGTGTCTGGTCACGCTTCACCCAGCACGTCGCGGATCTGCTGGGGATCAAGCACGGCACGGCGTTCACGGAGCTGTTGAACCTGCATGACGAGCTGCACAGTGAGGCCGATGCGCCGCAGGATCGTGCGCAACCCGGCGAGAATATCCACCCGGCCACCCCGGAAACCGGCGAGCCTTCGCCCGGCACTGCCCGCGTGCTCGACAGTATGCCGGGCAACTTGTCGATCCACGATCAGGTACAAGCCGCCGCGGATAAGATGCGTGCGGTGGCCGCCGAGCTGCGCGCGCGTCAGCAGAGTGGGGCACGCCTATCGGAACTCGAGCAGGATCGACTGGCCGATGCCCAGTGGCACGGCAAGGGCCTCGACGCGCTTAACAATCTGCCGGGTGGGCCGCCGGATAACGAACACACCCAGGCGCTGCTGGGCTTTGCCAAGGAAGCCGAAACACCGTACAAGAAGTCGCCGCTGCGGCTCTACAAGGAAGGCACCCCCGGCGAGCCGAACCCGGCCCTGCAGTCGGCAATCGCGCGCTCGAGCAACGTCAATGACACGCTGGACGTGATCGCCAAGAATAGCCGCGACCCTGAGGCCCGCGCGCTTGCCGCGAAGTACCAGGGCATGGGCCTGGACACCACGATCGAGCCGCAGCCCGAGCACCCGGCGGGTCCTGGCGTGGCGGGCGAGTTCGATCCGAACACCAACCATATCGACGTCTATCCGGCCGGGATGACAGAACACAACGTGTTGCACGAAGTCTCGCACGCCGCGACTTACGACGCCGTCGAGCAGGCGCAGACGATCGGCATGCCGCGCACGCAGCGCGAAGCGGAACTGAAACGCGGTTTGGGCGAACTCGAGGCCGTGCGCGCCTCGGCGGCCAGGATCGATCCGGCCCACTACGGGCTGAGTAACGTGCACGAGCTGATCGCTGAGGCGCGCAGCAACCCGGAATTTCAGGACTTCCTGCGCAACAACAGCGACGCGACGTCACCCAAGACGTTGTGGAATAAGTTCGTGGACGCCACGCGCAAGCTGCTAGGCCTGCCCGATAAGACCAACACGACCAACTTCCTGGACCGTACGTTGACCGCAAGTAACACTTTCGACAAGCCTGATTCGTCGACGGGATTTCCGCTCGCGCCCAAGAGCCCGGCCGAGACGCTGTTCAACAAGTCGCCTAGCGGCGCGGCCCAGGTTACCGACGACCGGATCTCGCGGCTCACGCAGATGGCGGATAAGTTTGGGCTCAAGTTGTCGATCGACCGCCTGAGGCTGTCGGCCTTTAAGAACCTGCTGGGCTGGAAGACGGTCGAGTACACCGCGGGGCGTGCCGATGCGAGCCCGCGCATGGTGGCCAATGGGGTCGCCGGCGCGATCCACGCTTACCTGAATGCGCACCATGTCATGGGGCTGGTCGCCCGGCATATCGAGGCACCCTTGAGCGACTATGCTGGGCGCCTGAAAACCCTGTTGCGTGGCGAAGGCAGCGCCGGTAAAGCGCGGGCGCTGAATGAGTGGATGTCAGCCATCGGCCTCGAGTCGAGTCGGATGGGGTCTGACTTCACCCGGAATCACACGGACAACACCGAGCCCAAGGCCGAAGGCGGTCTAGGTCTTGATATCCCGGCTAAGTACAAACCGGCGGTCGACGAGATCCACCGCGAATTCACCAAGCTGCGGCAAGCCAACCCGAAGGCCGCCCAGGCGCTAATCGACGGTGCGAAGCTGACCCGCAAATCGCTAATCGAGAATGTCTCGACGATCGTACGCACGCGCCTCGATAACGCAGCGGGTACGGCAACGCGGCTTTCGGCTGAGTTGAATCGCATGGCGCCCGATGATGCGTTGCGCGCCGCGCAAGAAGCGAAGGTGAACAACGCCAACCTGGAGAGCCTGCTGGCCCACACCCACGCTGAGGGACTGGACCTTGAGGACAAGTCATTGGTCAAAGAACGCGGCGTCGGCGTGGCGGGGTTCCACGACCGTGCCACTGCTGCGCTGGCGCAGCGCCTGGACGCCGCGTTTGCCGCCGCGCGCCAGCTGCCCGAAGGCAGCCCGCTGCGTGCCCAGCTTACCGAGTTTGAGAGCATGTACCGCGCGCAGTCGGCCGCGCCCTACTTCGCGCTGACCCGTAACGGCGGCCACTTCGTCTCGCTGCACTTCCGCAATATGGACGAAGCGACCCAGGCCAAGCTGCAGCAGGCTATGGTAGGCTCGGGTGCGATGCTGGGCGACCTCATGGGTGGTCAGACCCATGCGTTTATCCGGGTCAAGAACGCCGACCAATCGGTGGGCCTGCGCCGCAAGCTCGAGGCGGCCGGCGGCGGCAAGGTCTTCGGCGGTTCCAACGGCTTGCTGGCCGATAAGAATATGGTCAGCGCGGCCGGTACCAGTCAGGTGATGCGGGATCTGCTGGCCAACTTGCAGGATGCCGTCGATCAGAACCCTCACATCACGGGCGCAGCGGCCGACGAGATGAAAGCCACATTGACGCGGCAGGTGCTCTCGCTGCTGCCCGAGACCTCGTCGCGTTCGGCCAAGATGCAACGCACTGGGGTGGCCGGCTACAATGCCGACTTTCTGGGCAGCTTCGCCAAGTGGTCGCAGGGTGCGATCCAGAACACCTCGCAGATCTATGCGCAGCGCGCCTTCGATGGTGCGTTCAAGCAGATGGGGGATGCCGCGGCCAACACCGCCAAGACCAATGACACCGACCTGCAGAACCGTACCCAGATGATCGGCGACGAGCTGCGCACGCGTTACGCTAACGGCATGAAGCCGATGGACAACTCGGCGGTGAATCTGATCAACGCATTTGGCCACACGTTCTATCTGGCCATCTCGCCCGCCTACCTGATCCGCGCTATGGCGCAGCCTTTCCACCGTGCGATGCCCTATATCGGCTCGCGCTACGGCAACGTCAATGCCTCCAAGGAGATCGCTGGCGCGACCGGCACCGCGATCAAGATCATCGCCAACACGATCCGTATGAACAGCAAGGATGGCATGCAAGGCTTGCTGCAGAACGGCATGAAGTTCGATAACCTCGGCCTGCCGGACTCGCACGTCACGTTCTTGCAAGAGCTGCACGATCGCGGCGAGCTGAATCTGGGGCAGGCCCGCCAGCTGCAGATGATGGACATGGGCGGCAGTCAGATCATGCAGAATCTGACCCGCATGGCCAGCATGACCGCGCAGTACGCTGAGATGGCAGGGCGCATCGTCACTGGGTTGGCAGCGTTCCGACTCGCCGAGAAAGGCTCGAGTAATGTCACGCAAGCCGGGCGCGCGGCGAACACCGAGTATGCGATCGGCGCCATCCACAACACGATGGATAACTTCGATCAGTACAACACGGCGCGACAGATCGGCAAGTATGGTTTTGCAGGTAAGGTCACACCGCTATTTACGGCCTTCATGAACTATGACCTACAAACCATGCAGCAGATCGCCCGCACGGTGCACGATGGTGTTTTTAACGTGGATCAGTCGGCAGCAGGTGTTCAGCGCTCAGCCGAAGCGAAGAAGGAGTTTGCGACCTTGTTCGCCACCACCGCGATGATCTCGGGGGCGATGGGGCTGCCGTTCGTCAACGCGTTCGCCGGGGTCTACAACTCGCTCAATAGCGCCTTTGGCAACCAGAATGACCCGAGCGACATTCGGATCGATGCCCAGCACTTCCTGGCGAACCTGTTTGGCCAGAACGGCGGCGATCTGGTAGCGCATGGCCTGGGGCACGTCTTGAACATGGACACCTCGACGTTCGGGCTGCAGGACTTGTTGCCGGGGTCCGAATTCCTCGCCAGCCGCCAGAAGCTCCAAGACCGCTTGGCGGACCAGTCCCAGCAGTTGATCGGTCCCGCGCTCAATGCCGGTGTGGATATCCTGACAGCCACCAACAAGATGCTCGATGGCCACTACGTGAAGGGCATCGAGCAGGCACTGCCTTCGGGGATTAAGCCCTACTTCAAGGCCGCCGATCTGGCGACCAATGGCTACACCAACAGCCAGGGCGATCCGTTGCCGGGCCCGGCGCCGAGTGGCTGGGCGATCGGGTTGCAGGCGGCGGGCTTCCGTACCGAGGCCAAGGCGGTGCGCGATGACAAACAGGAATTCGTGTCGGCCCAGGCCGAGAAGCTCGCCGACCGGCGTGCACTGATCGCCGATCGCTTTTACAAGGCCACGCAGCCCGGCAACCAGGGCGATATGCCGGGTGTGATGGCCGATGTCGCAGCCTACAACGCGGCGAACCCTACCCAGCCGATGCGCGATCTGGCTGGGGGCTTGCGCACCAAGATACAGGACTTGGCGTTGGGTAACGTGGCGGGTAGCGGGGTAGCCCTGAATCGTGGCCAGTTCGTCTCGATGCTGCCGAAGTTGCAATTTGGCCCCAGCCAGTGAGCCAGTGTGGTTTATCGTACCAATTAGTTGTACACTTCCGTAACTTCCCGTGGGGTGCTTGTGAGCTGTTGCGACCATAAAGATTACTGTGTCGGTGCCGGTGAGACATTCCACCCCACAATACGTTGGGGGCAATCGTTGCTCACGAGCGTACCTGTCACCGGGATCACCAACGCGACCCCAGCAGTGGTTACGGTGCCCGCGCATAACATGCCCCAGGGCTGGCCATGCGCGCTGATCGGCGTCGCCGGCATGATCCAAATTAACGCCCCCAAGTACCCGCCGCGTCCTAGTGACTACCAGCAGGGCAATGTGGTCGATGAAAATACGATCGCGCTCAACGGGGTCTCGAGCAACAATTTCAGCGCGTACCTATCGGGCGGCGACCTCGTCTACGCCACGCCGGTGCCGCTGGTGGGCATGGGTGCCCAGCTGACGATCTGGGACACGCCCGACAAGAACGACACGCCGCTCGTGACGCTCACGCTCGGCAGTGGCATCACGATCGACACCGACGCGTTCACGATCAGCCCGGTGCTACAGACCGCGGGCCTGCCCTGGACGCAAGGTTACTTCGATCTGGACATGACCGACGCGAGTGGCATCGTGACCCGGATCCTGACCGGCACCCTCGAAATCAACTGAGACCCCCCATGGCGCTTATCAACGTGTTGGTAGATGGCAAGATCGAACAACGTGACGAATCCGAACTCGTAAAGAGTACCGGTGGTCACGAGAATGACAATGAAGTCGCTACCTGGGTCGAGTATCGCTTCCCTGGCAGCGACGATATCGTACACCGCAGCGCACACGTAACGCTGAAACAGGTGTTTGCTGACGGCATGATTGCCGAGTTTCAATAACCTTCTGGGAGTAATGACATGGCTGCGAACGTTCAAGCAATGTGCACCAGTTTCAAACAGGACCTGCTGAACGGCTTGCACGCGTTCGGCACCACGGTCGTGCGTGCGGCGACCACCGCCGACTCGTTCAAGGCTGCGCTGTATCTGGCCGGTAGCTCGATCGGCGCCGCCACCACGGCCTACTCGGCGACCGGCGAAGTCTCGGGCACGGGCTACACGGCCGGTGGTGTGGCAGTCACGTTCGGTACCGCGCCCTCGACCTCGGGCACCTCGGCGATCGTCACCCCCTCGGCCTCGATCGTCTACACCGGCGTGACCCTGGCGACCTCGTTCGATACCGTGCTGATCTACAACAACTCGGCCGCTGGCAAGAACGCCGTGTCGGCCCACACGTTCGGCGCGCAGACCATCACGGCCGGCACGTTGACGCTGACGATGCCAACCAATGCGGTCGGCACCGCGCTGATCGAGATCGACTGAGATGGCTTGGCAAATCGCGGATCGGGTCAAGGAAACCACCACCTCTACAGGTACGGGGGCCTTGACGCTGGCTGGCGCAATCGCAGGCTACAACCCATTCAGCTCCATCATGGGCAACGGCGACACCTGTTTTTACGCCCTCTCCGCGGTGAATGCCGGCGGCGTGGCCACGGGTGCCTTTGAAATCGGCATCGGCACCTACGCGACCTCAGGCAACACGCTGACGCGTACCACGATTCTGGCGTCTTCGAACGCGGGCGCAGCGGTGTCGCTGGCGGCGGGCACCACCCAGGTGTGGATGGATGTACCGGCTTCGTACTTTAAGGGTCCGATTTTCAGCGCGTATCAAAGTTCGGCGCAGACCTTGGCCAGCGCTACGATCACGAAACTTTCGCTGCAGTCGAAGGCATTTGACCCGACCTCGGCATTCGACAACGTGACCAACTACCGGTTCCAGCCACTGCTGGCTGGGTATTATCAGGTTACGGGCGCATTTTTTAATGCCGGCACGGCCTGTGAGATGGTTGCGTATGTCTACAAGAATGGCGCGGTGTCTCAACGTGGCGCAGATTCGGGTGCATCCGCGTTTGGCGCCACTGTGAACGCGCTGGTATTTTTGAATGGCAGCACAGACTATATCGAGCTGTATGGCTTCATGGGCACCGGGCAGGCGCTGCTAACAGGGCCGTCCCTTACCTTCTTCCAGGCCGCTTTGGTTCGGGGAGCATACTGATGGACCTCTACCACCAGATTCTCCAGATTTACCCCGCGCTGACGCTGGCGGATTTTAGCCCGGACATCGGCACGATCGCCCTCCAAGACGATGGCGAGGGCCCGTACATCAAGTCCTGGACCAACACGTTGTATGCCCAACCCACCGCTGCGCAGTTAGCCGCGATCACCTAGGCGCGTCATGGCACTCGGCCTTGGTCCGGTCACATCGCAGGCCATCGCCGACAGCTTTCCGGCGAGCGGCTTCGTCACGCTTGGCCTGACGGGCAACAAGGGTACCAGCCACATCGGGTCGGTCGCGCCGTCCAGCACCGGGGTGATGGTGGTGGTCTTGACCTCGGGCACCTCGTGGACGGTACCGCCGAACGTCACTAACCTTGATCTGGTCGAGACCGTCGCGGCCGGGGCCGGGGGCGCCGCCGGTAATTTCACATCCAATTTCGGGGGCGGGGGCAGCGGGGGCTATCGTTCGGTGGCTAATCTCACCGTCACGCCTGGGCAAGTCATCCCGCTACAAATCGGTGTGGGTGGGGCGGGCGAGACGGCCAGCAGCGCCGCGACATCTGGCACCGCGACATGGTTTAACGGGACCACGTTAAGCGGCAGCTCGGTGGGGTCAGCGCCCGGACTCGCTAGTGTTGGCACGGCGGGGGGAGTTGGGGGCGCTTACGCATCAGGACAGCCCTCAGGGGGTGCAGGGCACTCGGGGGGCAACGGCGGTGCAGGCAGCGCGTCGCTCTCAGGCCCCGGTGGCGCGGGTAGTGCGACTTCGATTGCGATGGGCGGTAGCGGCTACGCGGGCAGTTCGACAACCGGCGGGACCGGTGGCAGCAATGGCAACTCGGGTGCGGGGGGCGCAGGCGGCACGAGCACTACGGCGGCAGCTGCGGGGGGATCTCTAGCGACTGGCGGTGGCGGCGGTGGCGGCGGTTATATTAGCGGCACCACGCTAGGTAACGGCGCGAATGGTGGCTTCCCCGGCGGTGGGGGCGGCGCCGGCTCGGGCAGTACGCACACCAATACCGGCGGCAATGGCGCGGGTGGCCAGATCACGGTCACCTATACGGTCAACACTACCGTAGCGATCGCGGGCAACAAAGGCACCGGTCACCTCGGCACGCTGGCGGATACCCGTACCCTGGCCCCTTCCGGCAATCACGGTACGGGGCACCTGGGTGCCGTCGCGGCAACGCTTACGCTGGCCCTCAACGGCAACCGTGGCACCGGGCGCACCGGCGTTTTGACAGCGAACCGCACGGCGCCCCTCACGGGTAACGCCGGGACCGGTCACATCGGGGGCGTGACCGAGTCGGCACCCCATGCCCTGGTCGGCAACGCCAGCACAGGCCACGCGGGCATCGCGCACCCTGGCCTCAGCCTGGGTTTAGCCGGCAACCATGCCACCGGGGGCGTGGGCTCAGTCGTTCGCCAGTCGCCCAACATGTTGGTCGGGAATGCCGCCACGGGCCACGCAGGCACGCCCACCACCGCGCATGCGCTCGGCTTGAGCGGCAACCACGCCACGGGCCACGTGGGCACCGTAGCCACCGGGAGTACCTTGACGCTCGCCCTCACCGGCAACCGCAGCACGGGTTCGGTCGGCCGGGTGACGGCTGCTGCCAACGACACGCTCAGTATCGCCGGCGTCGAGGGGCACGCGCGTCTGGGCTCGCTCACGGGTGCCCGCAGCCTCGCGCTTGCGGGCAACGCCGGCCACGCGCGACTTGGTCAGATCACGGGTACGGCAGCCCGCGCGCTAGGTCAAGTCCACGCGCAGGGCCGTGTCGGGGTATTGACCACAGCAGGGGGTGCCGAGCGCTTCACGCTAGGTGGTACCCTGGTGCGTATGCGCGATAGTGACACCCTGGCTTTGCCATCGCTCGAGCAGACCTACGTACAGCGAGGCTATTGATCATGAGCGCAACTTTCGATCCCGGTAACCTAGTCAATATCACGCTCAGTAATGGTGATATGACGGCTACGATGAACGAGTCGGATGGCAACTGGCGGTCGGCGTTCGCCACGTTACAGCAGACCACAGGCAAGCGTTATTTCGAAGTGGGAATCAATGCGCTGGCTGTAGGGCTATGCATCGGCCTCACCTATGTCAATACACAGGCCCTTCCGGTGGGCTTGTATTCGAGCAGTATCAGTGCGTTTAACCACATCGGCTCCAGCTCCGGTGTTATTCAAAACACCATTATCGGGAGTATCGGATCGCCCCCCTTTACGACGGGTGACCTTGTTGGCGTCGCGGTCGATCTCGATGCGCAGCTGATTTGGTTTTACAACCCGCAGGCGGCGCAGTGGAATGGGGATACCCTGGAGAATCAGAACCCGTCTACCGGGGCGGGTGGATTTTCGACGGCCGGCGTACAGTCCTCGCCGCCTAACCCCGGCGTCTCGCTGCTCGGCACCGGCGATGTGGTAACGATCAACATGGCGGGCCCGTTCCTACGGGTCGATTCGGGCTTCCTGGTCGGCGTGCCTGCTGGGTTCGATCCCTGGGATCCCGATGGCGGTGTATCGCTCTTGGTCAGTGGCAACACGGCCAGCGGTACAGTAGGCACGATGAGCATACCGAACAACAGTCTCACCCGCGCGGTAACCGGTAACCGGGCTGCCTCGCGGGTAGCAAATCTGTCCGTTGCGGGCGCAAGTCTCACCCTCGCTACGCACGGCAATACGGCCGCCGGACGCATTGGCCAACCCTCCGTATCCGGTGCGCCGATCGCAGTAGCACTTAGTGGTACCCATGCCACGGGGCGCATCGGTACCCCAAGCTCAGCACGGGCCGTCAAAGTTATCGGCAACGCTGGCACTAGCCGGCTCGGTACCGTCTCCAGCTCGCCCGTAACGAGCCGTGCGCTCAGTGGCAACCGCTCGAGTGGTCACCTGGGCAACGTGTCGGTGGTCAATGGCAACATCACGGTGGGGCTCGGCGGCAACCGCGGCGTGAGCCAGCTACGTAGCTTGGCGCAGCAGCGGGTGACCCATCTCACCGCACGCGCGGCGACGGCCGTGCTGGGTACCCTGGCACCCAACCTTGTCCAGCCGATCGGCGCGGCGCGCGCCACAGGACGGCTCGGTACGCTGGCGCTCAGCCGGCCCCTCGCGCTCACCGGACTAGCCAAGCCCACGCGGATCGGCACCTTAGCCTTTGTGCCGAGCACCGGCCTCAGCGGCAACGCCGCACACGGTCGTCTGGGTACGCCGGGCGCCGCGCCATCGGCCGCGCTCAGCCAAGTCACCGGGCGCACGCGTGCCGGCACGGTGCACCACACGCAGGGCGGCATGCTGGTCACGAACAAGGCACTCAGCCACCTCGGCACCCTGGTGGCCACCCGCGCCATGGGCATCGGTCAGGTACACGCGAGCACGCGGCTCGGCCGCCTGGGGGTACAGATCGCCCCGGTGTTGCAGGGTGTCCACAGCGCAGGACGTGTTGGCCAGATAACCCCGACCCGGATGCTGGCCGGGGTCCGTGGCACTGCGCGCGCGCGCAGCCCGCTGGTAGCGGTGACCGTGGGCCTCGCCGGGGTCCGTAGCACGTCTCGCGTAGGACGCCCGACCGTTGGGTCTCCTGGCGTACAGACAGTAATAACAACTCACGAAAGCAACTATCTGGCTATAATTACACCCAACTGATCCCTATGGACAACACCGTGGCCACTGTTAGCAACGAGGATCTACAGCGGCAGCTCGATCAGCAGGCCGAGCAGCTCGCTAAGCTGATCAAGATCGGGACCGACACGGCGTTGAATAACCAGTCGTTGCTCGAGCTACAGAAGCAGTTCGGTGTCTTTATCGACCGCTACAGCACCAACGATATCAAGCAGTGGGAAGCCGTGGGCACGGCGCAGGGCAGCGTGGACAAGCTGGCCTCGAAAATCATCGGCGGTGGCATCGTGCTCGGGATCTTCCAGACCTTTATGGTCGGGGCCATCTTCTGGGCCCTCAACGTGTTGAGTGCTGACCACACGATGCTGGCGGTACATGATCGGTTGCTCAATGACATTGGCGCCGAGGTACAGGTGATTAGGCACATCTCGGGAAACTAGCATGCGTGCGATCGTCGACATCAAGCAACTCCATAAGAAGTATTCGGTTTGGGCGCTGGCCCTGATCTTCGTGGTCTCCACTGCCGATGCCGCCGCCCCGCTCCTGCAACCGTGGGTACCGGCCTATGTCTATCCGCTCGTCATCGGCTTGCTCGCCGTCATTGGCGTGATCGTACGCGGTATCCGACAGGGGCCCCCTGATGCCGATCACGCGTCCGACTAATCGTACCCTCGCCTCGGTCGCCGGCGCCGGCACCGCGGCGCTGCTGCTGGGCACGGCGATCCATGCCGGCATCACGACCTCGCGCGAAGGGGTCACGCTCAGCCCGTTTGATGACGCGCTCGGTGGCCATGTGAAAACCGTCTGTTTCGGTGACACCGGCATCCCGATGCGCCGCTACACCTTACCCGAATGCAAGCAGCTGCTCGACACCCGCTTGGCCGGCTACGCGCTCGGCGTCAAGAATGCAACGCCAGGGTTCGACACGCTCACCGATGGCCAGAAGGCCGGGGCGATCGACTTCGCCTACAACGCGGGCTTGGCCACCTGGACCGCCTCGAGCATCCGTAACGGCTACGCGCGCAAGGATTTTCCGGCGGCTTGCCAACGCTTCATGCTCTATACCTACACCGACCACGGCAAGATCAATTGTGCCATCGCGGCCAACCACTGCGAAGGTATCCCCGCGCGCCGCATGGCTGAGCGCAATGCTTGTTTAGGAGAATGACATGACCTTGAAATTCTGGTTGATCGTGGGCGCGGTGCTGCTCACCCTGGCAACGGGTGCTGCAGGTGCGCACTGGGTCGATGTGAAAGACTATGGCCATAAGCTGGACTTGGCTGCGGTGGCGTTGGCCAACGAGAAAGATGCGCACCAACAGGACTTGCGTGAGGTGGCCAGTGCGGGCGCCACGGCCGCGGCCAACGCGCTGGACTATGAGAAGACGTTGCAGGACCAGATGGCCGCCGATGATACGAAACACCAACAGGAGCTACAAGATGCGAAAAATGCTAACGACGATCTCGCTCGCGCTGTCAGCGCTGGCACTAAACGGTTGCGCATCGCAGTCGCAGCCAATCAAGCCCACAGTGCTGACGGTAGCAACGGTGTGCCCGGTACCACCGCCGCCCCCGGCGTCGATTATGACACCGTCGATCTCGCTCCAGAAGCTCGACAGGCTTATTACGATCTCCGCGAATCCATCACCGACGACCAAGTGAAGATCGCCGCACTGCAGGACTATGCGCGCGCCTGCAGTGCGCCGCCTTCAAAATAGCTCGAGCTGGTCAGGGCACCACCAATTGCTCTTGGCGTTGTTGACCTTCGCCGGGAGTGCCCGCAGGTTGTAGTGGACGTGCAGGCCGCACACGTAGGGGTGGTTAAGCGGCACGATATGGTCGACGTCGTGTTGTTGCCCGGTCTGCCACGTCAGGCGTGCGGCATCATCATAGACGGCGCGGATCGCCCGCATATCGGCCCAAGGTGGTGTGGCCACAATGCGTTGCACGATCCACTTACGCTGCCAGGACTTCGGCAGGGCACTCGTGCCGAGCGTCAAGATGCGCTCACGCAGGCGCCGGCACGGGCGCGCACCGAACGAGCCGTTGCCACTACGCGGCCCAAGCGTCAGCTGTATCATCGTCTGTCTCCGTGGGGGGTTCGAAATACTCTTGCGGGCGCGCGGTGCCGTCCGCGTGGTACCAACAGCCGGGCGAGCCGCGCCGATGCGCGGGCATCGTCGCGCTGTAGTTGCTGGCCTTGACTTCGCCATAGACGCGACCGCTGCAGTCGCACTCGACGGCACAGCGGTCGCGGGCGCGGTCCTTGATCACCCGATACTTCGTGCCACCGCAGCCTATGCACTTCCTGGGCGGCTCGTAGTCATCCGGGTGCCTAGGGAACACATAGCGCAGCTTGCACTTCTCACGGCTGCAGCGCACGTTGTATCGCATTTATCGGGTTGCCGTTTGGTTAGGGGAAGTGGCACCGCGCGCCGTACCCTAAAATAGCTCGATAGGGGAAGTGGCACCCAGCAGTGCGTCCAGCACACGACGCGTGGTAGCCGGCGGCAGACCTAACCGGCCGAACGCCCGCAGCATATCGGCGTAGGCATCGGCGTCCACCGGTACATTGGCCATCCAATAGCGCAGCCTAACTTCGAGCTGCGTGTCGCGCGGCGGGTTAATCTCGGGGTTGCCCTTGACGGCATTCGGTGTGGCAGTCGCACCGCGGTACGGGGAGCACCGCCGGTCCCGTGATTCGACCGCTGCAACAGCCAAAGCGGCTATTTTGATGAAGCGACCACGAGGGTCTGTGAGCGGATTTTCCGACGACGGAACCATCTTGTTTAATTGTCGTGTGATGTAACGCGCGAAGTCATCGCTTGCGTACTTATCATCATGCTCGGGACCGCCCCACTGTGCGTCTTGTGCCATACGCTCGAGCGCTACTTCAGTATAAATTGCCGATGCCGAGATACTGACGGCTGGGGCGTTCGGCGTGAGTACACCATGGCTTTGACTTTTCGGCGCGGGATCGTACGTACCGCACGTGGGCTGGGCAGCGTCTTCGCCTATGGCGCGTATGCGCTGCTCGTGGGCAATCACCGACTCGTGCGGCTGCTTACCCAGGGGTGCTGTCTGCATGATCGTGGCCTTCGAGCCGGCCACCAGCCGATCGTCGACCAGCTTGGCGTAGCCCATGATGTCATGCCAGTTGTCGCTGTAGTTCGGGTCACCGTTCAAGATGCGTGCGATCTTGTCGGCGATCACCGACAGGGCTTGCTTCTGGTCATCGGCCAGTTTGCCCCAGCTCGCGGGCGATTCGCGCATAACCTCCTGCAGCCGCTGGGCGATCCGGGCGTGATCGGTGAAGGCGCCGTAGCGTTGGCCGCGCTCGGCCAGGGTTTCGTCGACTGTGCTCATGCTGTTTTTGCTCCTATGGATACAACGTTCGTGGGGGGTGCAACTTGGTGTAGGGGCGCCACATAGCCGCCCAATTTGGTTGAGTCGATACGCCAGCAGCGGCTCTGGCCATTACTGTAGACCGTGTCCGCGCCGAGCACCTTCTGGGCGTTGCGCTGCGTGATCACGCCGGCGCGCTCCAGGTCCCACTCGAGGGTCTTGAACGGGATACCCGCGTCGGCACAGAACTCCATGATCGCGCCACGTGCAATGTAGATCAGGTTGAAGTCCAGCTCGTGGCGCACCTGCAGCGCGTCGGTGTGGCGCACCACCACGTTGTCCAGGTTGGTCGAGGACTTGGCCGAGATGATCAGGGTGTTGCGCATATAGCCGTTGAGGAATTCGGTCAGCGTCTCGAGCGGCGTGTTGTTTGACTCCTTGATGGTCTCGCGGTGTCGTGTCAGGTGGGCGATCATCCACTCGAGGTCTTCCTCATAGGGCAGCTCGATCAGGCCCAGGGCCGAGGCGATCTGGGCTGCGGTGTAGCAGGCGGCCACGCAGGCGGACCAGAAGCGCTCGGCCGACGCGTTGCTCGAGTTCAAGAGCCGGTCGACCTTGGCCACGTTTTTGATGAAGCCCCGCTGCACGGCGGCGTAGTTCTCGGTCACGAACTTGGCGAACAGCGGACCCGCGTGGCCATAGTTGGCGTTCATCGAGCGGATGAACTCGTCGGCCACGATCTTCGCCTCGGTGCCGTTGTCGACGGACGCAAACTCGACGTTGATCATGCGCATCATGTGCGGATCCACGTCGCGGCCACTCGAGACCATCGCGCTGATATCGTCGGTGTTGGTGGTCATCAGGCCGATACAGGCCCAGCGATCGACCTTGCCCGACTGCTCGGCACCGGCCGTCATGCGGCGCTTACCCTCACCCTGGGAGAAGTTGAGCAGGAAGCGGCGCTTCTCATCGACGTCGCGCTCGGTCGTGTCGTCGAGCATGAATGGCAGGCTGTGGGTGGTACCGAGCGCACTGTACAAGGCGTTGACCGTTGCGCCCTCCTTGTTGCCATTGATCACCAGCGCGTCGGGCCGGCCCCACACCGAGCTGCACGCCTGCAAGCAGGTGGTCTTGCCGCGCCCGGACTTGCCCGAGGCCGCCATGATCACGCCACGGTGGCCGGTGTCGTTCATCTCGAAGATGATGGACCCGAATGAGGCGTACAGGAACATGCGGTGGCCGGCATAGTTCGGCCGGTTGTAGAACTGCATCGCCGCCTTCCAGCCCTCGAGCGTGCCGCCCGCCTTTAGGCCGTTCTTGGTGCTGTTCTTGATCGCTTCGTTCGGGTTGTGCAGCCGGGACGTGCTGTCAGCGAACAACACCTTGTCGGCTAATACAAAGGTCTTGTGGTCGTCGTGCCAGCCCAGGCGCTCGTAGAGTTTGTCGCGGCCATTGGCCTTGACTAGGCTTTGCAGGTAGGCGCTCATATACAGTTGTGTGCTCTTAACTTGTTCGCCGAGAAGGATCAAGCCCTTACTGAACAACAGCTTGATGAGTGCGCGCGAGTCGGCGAGTAACCCGAGCGGCACGTCGATATCGCGGATGGTGGTACCCAGGCCACGCTCAACCGGCAGGTGCATGCGCCACGTGCTGCGCTCATCGATATTGGCATCGACCTCGCTCTGGGTGCGCACCGCGAGCGGGTAAAGGTCATACGGGCAGATCACGTAACTGTCGAGCTGGCCTTCCTTGTTCTCATACTCCTGGATCACCGCGCCATCCGAAGCACGGCGCTTATAGCCGGTCGGCGGCTGCGGTAACTCGATCGAGGTGACGCCGGCATCGGTGGTGATCACGACGCGCGGTGCGGCGGCCTCGACGATGTGGCGCCCCAGCTGCGCCGGTGAGGTGATCTTGCCGTAGTGCGGACAGCTCTCACACAGCGCCGGGTTGAGCTGGTGGAAGTGCTCGCAAGTGGACGGCCCGGTGCTCCAGTTGTCCAGCTTGGCCTGGGTCGCGCTCATGCTAAAGTCGGGGTGCGCGTCCGAGATAAAGCGCGCGGCCAACTCGGCCTTGTCGCTGAATTTCACCAGCCCCAGGCCGGCACGCCACAGCTGCTCGCCGGTCGTGGCCCCGCGGTTACCCGCCTGCTGCTGCAGCTGCGCACAGTGGAACACGATGCGGTCAAAGTTCAGGGGCTCGCTCACGACCTCCAGGTTGGCTTGGTCACCCCAGATGTCGGCGGGGGCATCGCCTGGGATCGGCGCGGCCTTGACGGTCTTGCGCGGCCGCGCCGGCAGGCTCTCGCCGTAGGCGGCGGCGTGCGCATCGAGCTTGCGGGTGAAGTCGGTGAAGGTGATCGGGTTGGCGCACGACATGATCAAGCGCACTGCGGCGCCGCGCTTGTGGTTAAAGGTGCCGGGCAGACGCAGCACGCGCGCCTCATCGCTGGTGACGGACGGGTCAGCCTTCAACTGCTCACGCGCGCAGATGTTCTTGAAACGCTCGGCCTCGGCACGCCACAGCTTGGTGCTCACCGGGGTCACGAGCGGCCAGTAGATATGGTAGCCGCCGCCCGAGTCGACGATGGTGGGGCGCGGCAGGCCGAGCTTGATGCCAAAGTCGCGCAGCGCGGTGATCGCGGCGTCCTTACTGGCAAACTTGTTGGTGTTGGACGGATCGACATCGAGGTCCAGGAAGAACGACCGCATCAGCATCGCGTTCTCCTGGGTGCGGCTCACCCATTCGCCCTTGGCGTCCCGGTACCGCTCGCGCTCATATGATGCCAGCGCGAAGTAGGCCGCTTTGCCTTCGAACGCCGCGTGGTTTAGGGTCTCGATCGCACCGTCAATGGTACGGTGGGGGACATTTTTGAAGTGCCCCTGGCGGTCGATCACGCCGGTGATGATATAGCCCGTGTCAGGCAAAACGGATTCGATAAATTGCCGCGCGCTCATACGATGTCCCTAGGGTCCAGCCAATTGTATCGGCCCGTAGGCCGTGGTCTTATACCGGGATCGAACCGGATCGGGGCTGCGGCTTGTGCTTCAAAACGAGTGCATAGGTGGCGGTCGTGCGTCCAGTGATGGTGCCTTGCAGTGGCAGGTCACGGGCACGCTTGGCTTTGCGCAGCGTCGTGATCAGGCGCTCGAGCTTGAGAATCTTGTCGGGCTGGGCGAGCGGCGCCGTCTGACCGTACATCCAGCGATACACGGTGGGCTTGGACACGCTGAGCAGCTTTGAGATCGCTTCGATCGGGACGTTGCCGTCGATGGCCAGCTCGGCCAGGATCGGGCCCAGGGCGTCGGGGTCGGCGGCGCGAGCTGCGGCGATTTGGTCGCGGCGCTCACTGGTAATGATGCGTCCCATGGGGATACTCCTGGAGGTGGGGAGACGGGGCACCGCGTGTGGCCGATGCCCCTGGGTGTAACTTTACGGCGCGTCGTGCCACTCGTCTAGCAGCGTCGACAGCGCGGCCGGGGTACCGGTCTCGGCCGGCACATTGACGGCCGCCGCAGCTGCTGCCGGCTTGGCGTCGACCACTTCGGCCGGGGCTGCCCGCGCTACCACAACTTCTTTCGCTGCGGGGGCGAGAACCGCAGCATCACCGTCTTCCTCGAGCGCGGCCATCTGGGCCAGCAGCGCGGCTTTCTTGGCCGCCTTGGCGTCGAGGATCGCTTGCGCGGCCGCCGCGGCCGCATCGGCTTCAGCCTTGGCTTTCTTGGCCGCCGCTGCGGTAGCCTTCTTGGCGTTGGCCGCAGCGATCTGTGCCTCGGCGGCTGCCACGTCGGCGTCATCCACATCGGCGGTACCCTTGGCCACGGTGCTGCCTGCGTCAGCGGCGCGCGACGGGATCGACGGCTTGCCGGTCAGGCCATCGTTATCGGGCGAGCCCGTCAAGATCTTGGCGATCTCGTCGGTCGAGTCGGCGATACGTTGCTTGGCGGTCAACATGTCGTCAGGGCTGAGCCAGCCGCCGGCTTTGAACAACAGCTTGGGGTACGCCGTATTATTGTCGAACTTGACACGGGTTTGCACGGCGGCGGTGTGCTTGGCCCCGCGTTGACGCAACATCTCCAGGTACTGATCCCAGGCATACCAGCCCTCGGCTTCGTTGGCTTGGTTGGTCGCGTCCCACACCGAGGTCTGCGCCAAGCGCAACAGCAGCGCCGGATGAGTGCCGATCAGCTTGCCGGGCGGCACGATCGCCACACGCTTGAACGGCGCGCAGGCTGCGGACTTCGACGGCTTGCCATCGGTGGAGATCTTGGAACCCTTGACCGAGAACTCGCAGCTCGCGCAGGTCGTCGCGCAGGGTTCTTTCACGTCCGCGTCAGGCGTCACGCCGTCGGCCGAGTAACACATCGGCGCGCTGTTTTTGCCTTCCTCATAGGCGCCGGGGTAGTAGGCGCGCGAGCGGCCCTTGTTGTGGTCGAGCACCACCACCTCGATGATGGCCACATCCTCGCGGTCACCCTCGGCGTTGATGCGGGTCTGTTTGGTTTCCTCGCCGTCGACGATCAGGCGCCAGATCTTGCCACGGTAGGACATCGTGTTGATACTGACGCGCGAGGCGATGTTGGATTCTTCGCCCCACACGCTGGCCAAGTGCGCCGGCACGCCGGTCGAGCCGGCTTCAAATGGGATAAGTTCGTTGGACATGGGGTTCACCTAAGTGGGGCTGATTAAACCGGCCGGGACCGGACTGATACTTTACCTGCAAGTATTACAAAGCAGGAACTATTTACAGAACGTCCGACTCCTGACCCGTCGCAAAGTCACCGCACAACGGCGTGTCAGGTACCAATTCCTCGACCGTCTGTAGCCGCGGCGCAACAGCCGGTTCGGCCATGCCGAGTTTTTTATAGATCGCGCGCAGGTGCAAGGCTTGGCTGATCGCGTCATCCAAGGCGTTGTGATGCATACCCTTGCGCACCAGCTTGACCGCATCGGCGCCGGGCAGACCCTTGACTGTGCGGTAGCACTTTTCGTTGTAGAACTTCCACGGCACCAGCTTGCCGCACGCCTTGTAGGCGGCCTCGAGCAGGCCCACATCAAAGCGTGCGCTGTTGCCCCAGATCAGGTCGGGGCGGTCGCCTAGCCAATCGGTGAACGCATCGAGCGCGAGCGGCAGCGCGCACGCACGTTCATCCACCAGATGTGACTGGGCGTCCTTGGACTGCTGCATCCACCACAGAATCGTCGCGGCGCTCGGGCGCAGCCCCAGCTCGATGTTGCTCTCGAGCAGCACCGGTTGGTAAAACGGCTCCATGGCTTTCATGTCGTCGTGCATCTCGAAGCGACACGCGCCGATCGCGGTGATCGGGCTGTACGGGTCGGTGCCCATCGTCTCGAGATCGAGCATGATATGAACGGCATGTTCGGGGGGTTGGTGATACTGGGACATTTGTTTCTCCTTGGGGGGTTTTACTTCTCACTCGCCTTGCGCACGCGCATGACGTTCTCACGGAAAATATTCAGGCCAGGGGGCGCCTCACCGTGGATCTTGATGTAGTCCTCGATGCGCTCCGACGCCACACGTTGGGCAAAGAATCCGTAGCGATCGCCATCCGCCGGCAGGGCGTCGAGGAACGCCGTAAAGGCCGTACTGTCCGCGATGCTGATGCGCTTGGTCTCGGCCATATAGGTCGTGCCATACGTGGTCTGAAAGCCCGTCACGCCAGCGGCCAGCGCATCACGCAACATGATGTTCTCGCAGTGCTCCATGATCTGATCGAGGCCCGCGGTCTGTACCTCGAACGCCTTCTTGGCCACGCTTTTTGCGTTGCGCGCTTGGATGTATAGCTTGACCTTGTTCTCGGTGCTCATGGCCGGAATCGAGGTCAGGAATTTCTCGAGCCGTTCGGCTTCCTTACGTTCGGCCTCGCTAGCGTAGACGACTTCGGGGGTAGACATTTCGTACCTCGTTCTTAGTAACAGGTGTAACTATAGTATCGAGAACGCCAGATACTAGCAAGGGGTTACGAGAAATAAACAACACCGTCCTTGATCTCGTCGATCTTGCCGCTATAGGTGCGCATGTGCTTGTCCGCGAGCTGCAGGGTCACGATGAAGTCACCGCCCACTACCGGTGCGGGGCCCGCTACGCGATCGACTTCGCCCTTGATTTTGGCGCGGCCGTTATTGAATACATATTTCATGACTGCAGTTCCTTGAGGTAGAGAGACAGGATGTTTTCTTGGGTCTCGGCGCGGCCGGCGACCATCGCGTAAATGCCTTGCTCGAGTGCATTGGCCACGATCCGCAGGATGCTCATCTTGCGCTTCTGGCCAGGGCGGTTGATACGGTCCAGCACCTGCAGCGTTTCCTCATTCGAGTAGATCGGCGCGTACAGGATCACCATGTCGGCCTGCGTCAGGTTCAGGCCGTGCGCCATGACCTTGGGGTGGCACACCAGCTCGGTGAGGTTGTCGTCATCGCGGAAGTCTTCGAAGATCCGGTCGCGGTCGCGCTTGCTCACGTCGCCATTGACGATCTCCACACGCCGACCATCGCCCCGGTGGTCATGCCACGCCTGCACTTCATTCTTGAGCACGCTGACGATGCCTTTGAATGGCACAATGATCAGCACCTTGGCGCTTGATTCTTCGATACCCTCGAGCAACACCTTAAGGCGCGGCCCGTGGTCGAGCATGATGTACTGGCCGGTGGCCGTATCCTTGACCGCCCCGCAGAGGATCTGGCGCAGCTTGCTGACCTTGTCGGCCGCGTTCACCGCGCTGATCTGCATCGATCCGGCCTCGGCCACCAAGTTATTTTTCATCGCCGTGTAGGCGGCCTTCTGCTCCGCGGACAGCTCGCAGGCGCGGTTACTGTACGTGATCGGCGGCAGCGTCAGACACTCGGACTTCTTGAACCGGATCGCCGGCTGCATCGCATCGAACGCGATCTGGTGACTGCCGGGCTTGGGTACCCACTTGTACGTGGACACCTGATTCATCGTCAGCTTCTTGAACTGCGAGAAGTAGTCGGGCACGCGGCTCTTGTCCACCAGCCGCGCGAGCGCCCAGGCGTCCGTTGGCGCGTTCGGGCAGGGCGTACCGGTGAGTAGCCACAACTTCTTGTTGCGCGCGACTTGCTCGAGCACCTTGTACTGATCAGTCTGCGCGTTGCGATAGGCGCTGGCCTCATCCACCACCACCAGATCGATGTCCAGGCGCTTGATCAACTCCTTGGACAGGATCTTCAGGCCGTCGTGGTTGATGATGTAGAAGTCGACCTCGCGTGATAGTAGTTCGCGGCGTTTATCGGCACTGGGCTTGTGCAGCACCAGCGCGGTGCGGTGCATGCACACGTCGAAGATCTCGTTCATCCACACTTGATCGAGCGTCGACAGCTTGGCCACGATCAGCACGCGCTTGACCTTGCCCAGCGTCATCAGGTAGTCGATGGCCCATAGGGTCGCGGACGTCTTGGCGGTACCCTGTTCGTTGAGCACGAAGCAGCGCTTGTGCATCGTGAGGAAATCGGACGTGGCGTACTGGTGATCGAACACGGTCTCGAAGCGCGCCGGCCGTGGCCAGTCGTAGTAGTAGCGGATCGGGCTCGGTGCCTTGATGCCCATGTTGCGCAGCACCTTGACGACTTCCAGGTTGTGCGGCACGGCCAAGTTGTGGCCCTCGTACTCGAGCGCCTTGGTGTGGTGCGGGAACACATCACACAACTGCTTGTAGGATATCGGCCCGAGCTTGAGTAGCAGGGAACGGCTTGGCGTATGAGCGATCATGAGTGTAGGGTTAAGTGCGCTTGCAATTGCTCGGCAGTAAAGGCGCCGAGCATCTTTAAATATTCTTCGAGGGTACGCAGATCGTCATCGCACGACACTGCAAATACAAAACCCCCCGCCTGTTCCATTTCATCCATGGTGATACGCTGACGTGGTGTCGGCTTCTTGCCGGGCGCCTTCGTCTCCACTGCAAAGAAATATCCCTTAGCACAGGCAATAAAGTCCAGCGTTGGTGCCCCCATACCATTCATCACCGGCATGTGGTAGTAGACGCCGTACTTCCTGAACAACTTCTTGACCAACTCCTTGATCTTGCCTTCGGCCGTGGTCATGTTTGCCCCAGTCTAACTTCGATTGTATCCAAGAGTGACGGCCTAATATCTACCCAGGCGATGGCCATCTCGGGCGTAGGTAGCCCGTTGATTTGCATCACCTTACCGATGTTATAACCTAATGGGTCGGACGGGCTCGCACCTTGCACCACGGCAAAACCCACCTGTAGATCAAAATTGTAGATGCCCTCGCAGTACCGCGAGCGCACCGGGCGCCAACCTTCCAGCACTAACGTAGCTATGCGCTGCTCGTGGGTCATAGCTCATGCACCCCGCGCTGTATGTACCTGAGAATAGTGTGCATCGTCTTATCGTCGATGCTGCGCCACGCTATATCGTCTCGGGGCGCCGCCTTCCCGATCGCCGTGACGTCGCCGATCGGGATGCCCCAGTAGACGATTGGGTCCATGAGATCAATGTGGATGTGCACGCCGAACCCGAGCTGTCTTTCCTCATGGTAGATGCCCAGTACGCCGCAGGACTGGACCGGCTGCCAACCCTTGAGCACCAGCGTGGCGTCGAGTACGGTACGGGTCATCGCCGCTTGCCTCTGCCAAAATATTCGCAGGTGTCCACGGCGCAGTGCTTGATACACAGCCCGGTGGGGTTGGCCTCGAACACGCCGAGGTGGAACGCATCGCGGTACTTGGTCAGCTTGGGGATCAGCTCGGCCCACAGGTCAGCGATCTGGTGCCGGTAGAACGTCTCGGTATCGATCAGGTCACCGAACTTGAGCCAATAGAATGTGGCCTTGACCGTCTGGATCTCGGGGTGATGATAGAACACCAACAGCGCGAAAATGATCAGCTGCTGCATGTCTTTCTTCTGCTTGCCGGTCTTGTGGTCATCCACCAAGGCCAGCGTGCCGTCGAGCGTGAGCACGTCGATGATGCCGCGCCCCCATACCGTCTTACCCAGGAAGTCACACGGCTGCAACTGGCGATCTATCGCGTACTCGCACTCCACCAACGTCTTGCCAGGGCGCCCACAGAACTGCAGTAGGTAGTCCTCGAAGGGGTGCATGTCTTCGGGTAACTCGAGCACCGCGCCAGCCGTACTCCAATGGCCGATGAACTTCTCAGCCTGCTTGTGGAAGTAGTCACCCCATGCCGACTGCGGGTTCTTCTGGTCTTGGAAGTTGCGCAGCACTTTAATTTCTTCGTACTGCCGGCCACACGTGGCAAAGCCGATCAGCGAGCTATGCGACCAGGGAAGCGGAGTACTCACTTCATACTCCCGTCAGGCTTGCGTGGGTAGCTGCGATTCTTCGCTGCTGGGATAGCTCTAAGATTCTTCGGGTCAAGCCCCTTGCCGCCCTTAGATAGAGGCTTGATATGGTCGACGTCCTTGCCATCGTGCGGCTTAACCAGCCCGAGCTTGGTCTCGATGCGGCGGGCCTTGTTGCGCGTGGCCTTGTTGGCATCGTCGCCACGCGCGTGCGCGGTCTTTTCTTCTTCTTTGTAATTGCGTTTGTAGCCGGGGGTGCTAGGCATGGTCTACTCCTTCAAGCAGCGCGGCCGTGTCTCAGTCAGGTCGTAGACCCGCTTGATCATGCCGAGATGGAAATTGGTATCGTAGTACGTGTCGGTGTCGTTACGCAGCGTGGCCGTGTGCGCGACACCGTCATAGGCCATGACCTCAAAGGCGAAGTCGGCCTTGAGCTTGGCCACCAGATACAACGCCACGATCAGGCCGCAGCGGTTTCGGGCAGTTCTTCTTTCACCACCCGATACCCGTACAGGTCCAGCGAAGCTTGATCGATCTTGCGCTCGAATGGTACCCCGGTCTCGCCTTGCAACGTGGCGACCATGGTTTCCTTGTTCAGTTTGAGCATCCGAAATTTCGGACCCTTACGCGTCGAGGAGATAAAAAATGCGATTGCCATGATGGCTCCTTCTTATGTGTGGCGGGGGGTACGCGCCCTGTGTGAGCGGCGCGGCCATACTACTTACTGGTTACAGCAACGCCTTGGCTTTGCCGACCAAGTTGCGGAACATCGTGCCCAGATCGCCGCCCCACTTGACGGCTTCGGCTTCGATCTCATCGAGCACGCTGGAGACCGCCGCGGCCTGCGTGACAGGCGCCGCATCGCTGGTGACCGAGGCGTCTGCCAGGGCCGCTTGATCGGCCTCGAGCTTGGCCTGGGCTGCAGCCAGCGCCTCGCTGTCACTGTCCAACTTGGCCTGCAGCGCGGCCAGCTGGGCGTGAGCCTGATCGTGCGCGGCTTGCACGTTGGCAAACTCGGCCACGTCGGACTCGTGTTGCGCCTGGGCGGCAGCCAGGGCGGCACGGTCTTCCGCGAGCGGATCCACCGGGATCAAGGCCGCGCCGGCGGCGTCACCCGCCACACTGCCCGCCGGGGCGAGACTAGCAGCGTTGCCATTCAGCTCGGTATTCACTTCGCCGGTCGGGCTCGTGGTCGTCTCCTTGGCGCCGCTGCCGATCGAGTCGGGTGCGGCCGGGGCGGCCACGGTCTCGGTCGTCGGCTCCGTCACGGGCTGCGCAACGTTCTCCGGGGTGGGGGTGGCCACGGGTGCCGGATCGGCCGGGGTGGTTGCTACGGGTTCTGCTTGCGGATCGCTCATGACTACTCCAGAATACAAACACGTTGTGGGATAACCTACGGGTGTTACGGTCCTACTTCTTCGCCGTGTCGATGGCCTTGCGGGCGCGGTTGACGATGGCAAAATCTTCCTGGCAAACAGCTTGTCCGTTGACGTCAAAGCCTGTTGCCAGTTGGCTTCGTGCGAGACCGTACAGACGCTCGGTAACCGCTAGTATATCGACACCGGGCGGCGTGGTGAAACTATTTTCAGTGGTATTTTTGGTCATTCTATAAGCTCGATTGTGGTGTGTTGGTGGCGCATGAACAGGTCGGCAAGTTCGAAGGCGTCGCGGACTTGCTCGGTCGGCGTACGCAGCGGCCACGCGGGCGTTTGCATCAGTCCCTTGGCCAACTCGATGGCTACGTACAGTCTAGCGCTCATGCCGGATTGTGGATACTGTATGATCTCGCGCCGAGCGTCGAGGCTGACCGGGCACGGGAATGCCGGGCTAGAGTTGTCGAATGGCATCATTGCTTGGCATCTCCATAACGTCTGTGAAAGCCCCCCTCACAGTTGAGGGGCAGGCTGTGAGCCCAGTCAGGCGGCGTCCGGAAAGATTTCATCAAGATGTCGAGCACGTAACTGCCATACCACGCGTGCGTGACGAAGACGCCCTCATCGTGTACCGAGTGTGCCCAGCGCGCGATGCCGCGCGTCAGCTTGGCGGCTTCCAGGCACTGGTTAAACACCACGATGCGCGCCAAGCACTGGATCACATTCTCGATCAGTTTGCTGCCGTAGATGTGCTCGCGCGCTTTGCCGTTCCAAAACGTCCACTCGCCATCGAAGTAGCCATTGTTGGCCTCGCGTTCTCCCTTGCTAAACGTCTTGTAGTTCAGCTCGGGGAACAGGATCTGCAGGCCGCCCGGCATCACGAGGCCATCCTTGCAGGTCTTGACGACCCCCTGATAGTCGAGCGGCACGCCGATCTGGCCCGCGGCGATCGCCTTGAGCACCTCGTCGCCGCGCTTCCACAGCTTGCGCACCTGCGGGTGGGTGTCGCGGTAGATCGTCACCACACGGGTACCGAATTCCTTGGTCAGCACGAGCGGCTTGCCGTCCGGTCCCTTCGCCTGCCCGCGTACCGAGATCACGAATTTGTCGACCCCCATGCCGAACCCCAGTCCGAGCTTGCAATTATGTACAATAACCGGCCCAGCACCACTCATGACCGTGAACCGATTCTTTGGCCCGCACGAGAGCAAGTCGTAGACTGGCAATTTCCGCCGACATGGTATTAACGCGTCGTTTGTTTCGGGCATTCTCGGCGCGAGTAATGAACCGGATATTGCCGGGTTCGTAGTTACCGTCGGTTTCTTCTCGATCCATATCGAGCTTGGGGTCATCCCAACCAGCGCAGGTTTGTACGTACTGTAAGAATGCGGCCCGATCAACTCGCCATTGCTGGCATACCGAAATACCCCTGCCGCCATAGCTCGCATACCCTGCGTCGTTCGGGTTATGACATCGTGTAATCGCTGCGCTAAGCCGATTGAGAAGCCGAGTGCGATGCGCTGTATCAGGCAACACATCGTTGTATTGCCAGTAACGCTTCTTTGCGGCTGCTTCATTACCGCAGGGGGCGCACCGTCGACTACAGAAAGACTTGATGGAACTGGTATCGACGGTGTACTCCGGTCGCCCGCAGCCACACTGCACGATGACGGCGCCGACGCCACCTCGGATGCCGCGTATATATCCAGTGACGGTAAGCTGGCCGCAGCGAAAGCCAATGCCTGGGAGTGGAGATTTGCGTCGCCTTCCAGATATTGCGCCTCCTTCCATTGCGTCCCGCACCACACGAGGTGATCCGGCGTCAACCAAAGCCCTGAGAGCGAGAGCGTTTGCTTCAAACCGTTCGGCGAGAGTCCTGAGTGTCGTTGCCATGCGTCACCGTCCCATATCAAGTCTGTAATACCTACCTGTTCGATCGGTACCCACCCGCGGCCAGTGAGTACCGGCGTACCTTCGGCCACGCATACCTTGCCCATCTGGCGCTCGTCGGGGTGCGTCGCCTTGGTGATCACGCACTCGTAGATATAGCCCGCGATCACGCAGTACATATCGGGGCCGGTACCGGCATCGGCCTTGCGGTAGACCTCGACCATGTCTTCCTGGCCCGCCAGCCAGTCGAGCATACGCGCCTCGATGGTTGACGAATCGCACACCACGACCACGTGGCCTGCCGGGGCGCGTACCGCGCGGCGCAATGCCGGGCGACCCAGCTTGACCTCATCCTTGCTCGCGCGCTTCATCGACTGCCAGTTGAACTTATCACCGCCGCTCAGACGGTGTGTGCCCGACGCGCCAGCCACCTTGAGGTACACGGTAGCGGGGCCACGGCGCGACATCGCCACGAGCCGATTAGCGCCCTTCTCGGCGATCGTGGTCTTGTTCTTGAGCCGGGCTTCGACCAGCACCTGCACGCGTTCATCCGGGTGTTCCTGCAGCGCCTGCATGCCGTGGTCAGTCTTGGCAAACGCATACACCAACATCTTGTCGCGCTCGCGTTCCTCGGGGGGCTTCTTCAACCACGATGGGCTGACCTTCATGGGTGGGTCGATGCCCAGTGCGATCAGCTCCTGGGCGAACTTGGCGTTGCTCATCAGATCTTTCTTCTGCACACCGGCCTCGAGCATCAACGCCATTTTCTCGGCGGCGATCGTCCCGGCATATTGCTCCAGCATCTCGATGTCCATATCGAACACCGGCTCGGTGAACATGCGGATGATCTGGTCATAGATCTGCAGCTCGCTACGCCCGAAGCGCGGCATCATGCGCAGCGCCAAGTCGTAGCACAGGTCGCTGTCGTTGCAGCAGTATTGGCCATACCGCTCAAGCTGTTGTGGCGTGAAGTCGGCATAGTGCATGTCCTTGGCCAGCAACACCTCGCCACCCTTCTCGCCGATCCCGTACCGCTCAGCCAGCTTGGCCAGCGACAGCCGGCCATTGGCGCCGTGCAGCGCGCGAGCCATGCCAAGAGTATCGAGCCACACGGCGGGGCGTATGTCGTAACGGTGGCTGAGGATCAGGCCATCGAAGTGGGCGTGGTGGGCGAGCACCGCGCGCTTCTCCAGATGCAGGTCGACCAGCTGGCGCTGCACATCGTCGCGCGGTACCCACCAGGACTTCCCCCCGTTGATCTTGAAGCCGCACAGGATCGTCTCAAAGCGCGCATCCCGCACGTATTCCTCCGTGGTCAGCTTGGTGAGCGTGTAGTCCGCACCGTAGTACGACTCAAAATCAAGCGTGACGATGTCCATTAGATTAGCCTCGCGCCGGCCGTGTTACGACGACCATCTGATAGTGTCCCATCGCCAGCGGCTCCAGGGGACGTGTCTCGATCGTCAGCACGATCCCAGCTTCGGCCGCGCAGGCGATCAAGGCGTAGGCGGCGGCCCGAACATCCGCCTCGTCGAGCGTGCCCAGTGCCTGCACCAAGCCGCCCGTAAACTTTTCTTCGCCGGCCTTCATTGCGGTGTCTCCGTGCTCGGCGCGTTCGGCGCGATACCGCCCTGGGCCACCAGCTCCCTGAGCGCGTCGCCGGCTTTCTGGGCGTCGAAGTTAGACGCATACATCGCGCCGCTCGGGCCGTAGATGATCAGCGTGAACGCGAGCATGCTGCCGCTCGTGTTGCGGATCGCTTCGTTGAGCGCGCCGACCAGACCGGGCAAGTCATTGATCAGCTTGGCCACCTTCTCGGGGCTGATCGGCTCGGGCGAAGTGGGCTGAGGCTTGGGGGTTCTGTTGCGTGTGGACATGTGTCGCTCCTGTGGTGAGAGGCTAGTTTGAACGGTACCCGGAATAGTTGCAAGCCCGTTATGGCGCTACAACCGTGCAGACAAACTTTCCACCACACCAGACCCCCACATGCCGCCCGCGATCACAGCCGGCCCTGTGCAGTACGTTCATGATCTGTGATATCGACACATCCAATGCGCTGATACGGACCATCAGCTCGCTACCCTCGTGGGTAAGTTCCACCTTGGTTTGCTCGCGCAGGTTCAGGCCGATATGGTCGCCCAGGTTGACCACGCGCGTCTCGGTGCGGATCACGCGTTGGTTGACTTCTTTAAGCAGCAATTCCAACTTGTCCAACTGATGCGTTTCGACCGTTTCGGTGCCCACGATGTCTCTCCTAGTAAATTAGTATTGCGTCCAGTCACGCCGGCAGATCTCTTTGGCGATCGGCCAGAACAAGCCTTCCATTTCCTGCCAAGTGCACTCGCGGGTCAAGACGACACTGAACGCATTGAGGTCGATCGGCGATCTATAGCTAACAGAACCCATCCCGCGACCGGTCAGTGTGCTGCTCATAAACATCGTGCCTAGCTCGGGGTGATGTATCGCCCTTATATGCAGCGTCCACCCTTGCAGCGTCAGGTGCGCCACCACATCGTCTTCATTCATCGTAGCGCGGTTCATGATAAATGGCATAGCTCACCTCGAGCACTACTATCACGCTTCATGGGAATGCTCCAGGATCGCGTCGTAGAGCGCGTAGAAAATTTCGTCACTCCACAGCCACATGTCGAAGGGTTCGCGGGGGGTATTCGACTCAGACATCCTCGCGGTCTTCACGCCCTTGGTCGCGCGATTCCTAAACGTATAGTAGACATCGCGTCCGTTGACCGCGCCGCCGGTCCCATAATCAACAGGCCGCCAGCCGCGCAACGTCAGGTCCGCCTCGGCCATCGCACGTGTCATCCGTGTGCCGTTTAACATGCGATGCATCTTGATCTCCTTGAGCAGGCGCCAGAACAAGGCGTTGCTTAGATCAGCCCAGGCACATCCATGGACTTCTCGCGCTAGGACTGGCCCGTTTTGGATAACGCCGTCGTCGGTACGAAAACGTACCACTCGCGTTGCACTATGTATCACCCCAGGGCCACACCACCAGAACGATGTGGTATGGACGCGACACGCTTCCCAGCCATGCGGGAACAACGTCGCTTGCTCGCGGTACCGTGCCTCGCGTGATTTATCAATCGACATGGTTGAGCGTCTCCGCGTAGTCGTAGAACAACTTCACGGCGGCGTCGGGTACGGCGTGCCACTCGATCGGCGCGAACCCCACATCGTGCTTCATCACAGCCGTCCTGTAAGTCCACCCTGTGTTAGGGTCCGCACTGACGAAGCGCTCAACTTGTACGTGCCACCCGCTGGCGCAAGCCATAATGTAGTCATCTAGTTCGCCGGGTCGTAGCCGACTAGGGGTATCGTTGCACCGTGCTTGCCACCCCGGCAACGTGAGGTGGGCGCGCATCTGGTCAGTGGTCATTGGCCTATTCAACATAGATCGTTTCGCCGAACGGCGCCTCACCGTCCTGCATGATGTTGGCCCACACCACCGGGTACTCAGGGGCGCTATGCGGGAACGAGCCATACAGGTCGGTCAGGATGATGCACACGTCAGGGATCACACCGTCATCCTCAAGTGCTTTGAAGATCGGCTCGAACGCCGTGCCGCCGCCACCACGCGGATGCGTCACCACGTCCAGCTCGCCAGCCTCGATCACCTCACCCTTGTACACCGCCGCGTCGAAGTAGTAGACGTGCACGCGCCGTGGCCGCGCCTCAGCAAGTATGCCGTTCAAGTGCCCCGCGAAGTTGGCCTGACTGGCCGCGTCGTAGCAGCTGCCCGAGGCGTCGATGAACAGTGCCACATCGCCTAGCGCCTCGCTCAAGTGCAGCGGCGAGAACACCCCGTGCGTCTTGAGCGTGCGGCGATTGAGCCGCGCCCAGTTGTATTCCGAGATGGCCAGCGACTGCATGTAACGATGCAGGTGGTTGAACCAGGGCTCGCGCGCAGCCTTGTAGACGTCGACGGTACCGGCCTCGATGCCGGCGGGCAGCTGGCCCATCGCGCGGGCATTGGCAATCGCGCGGCCCACTAGCTTCTTGACCTCGGCCTCGTGCGCCTCGATTTGCTCAGGCGTGCCCTGTGTGGGCAACACGTCCATCTGGTCGGGATGGATGAACTGCTTGTTCGGGTTGGCCTTCTTCTCTTTCATCAGATCGGCATAGATCGCCTCGGCGAGCCACCCGTCATATTTCATGTCACATAGCCAGCTCTCACCGATCGTGAACTTGTTGTTCTTGAGCATGGTGTTGACGGCGTGGTCGCACGCAGCGTTCCAGATCTCCGGGTCACGGGTACCCATGCGGGAACCGTGCAGCAAGATCTTGTGGGCCATCTCATGCACCAGCGCAGTGAGCTGCAGGTCGAGGTTAAGCGACGCCCAGAACTTGGTGTTGATCCACAGACTGCGGCCATCGGTGGCCAGGGTCGGCACCTGGGGGCTATCTTCTTTCACGCCCATCGAGTAGAAGATCTCGGTCCAAAACGGGTGCCGTACAGTGAGGCGCACGGCTGCCGCCGCGGCGCAGTTGGTTACGTTGCTCATACATTTCTCCTAGCGAATAAGTTCTAAAAATTCTTGAATGAGACTATTATCCAGCGCATCCCAGGTTGTGTCATCAACCGTTTCCCAGGCTACGGGTGGGTATTCACACATGCCCCCTTCTACGCGCCTGCCTACGCGCCCGATGCCCCAGGTCGATAGATTATCCCAAGCCAAGGTTCGGTCCCCCATTACCGCACCGGGTTCCATCACCCGCCAATCGTGACGCCCTGGATGCACGTGAAGGTATCTGCACTCAAGGCCTAGCAATACCAGCAATGCAGCTTTAGGGTGCATCGACTTCTCCGTGAGAGACATCTGGTCGCACCAACCAGATGTCTCGCCCCAAATTACCGGCCTGCCAGCAGCGCGGTCAGCTCGGTGTTGGCGATCCACTTCGCATATGCCGGGGTGCCGGCCAGATTGAAGCCACGGCGCTTGGCGATGTTGCGCAGGATGGCTACCTGCAACTCGAGCGGGAACCGCTCACCGAACGCCTTGACCTGATCGAGCTGCTGCTCCGTGCAACGCAGTGCCACGATCATGCACAGCTGGTACCGCTCGTCGAGCGCGTCGGGGATGTCCACCGTGGTCGGGTTGGCCATGATGTCAGCGAACGAGACGAGCGCGTTGAGCTGGCCCTTGAACGTGTCGTAGGCGGTACCCACGCCACTGCCCACGTTGCCGGTGATCTCGGCCAGGGTGAGCTTGGTCTTGAGCTTGTCGGCCACGTACTCCTTGCGCGAGATCCGATCCCAGCTACGCATGTTGGCCCAGATACCGCGCTTGCCTTCTTCGCTGGTCTGGTCGCGCCCGTTGTTCTGCTGGACCTGTGCGCTACGCCGTGCCGCCGATGCACTGGTCTCGAACACGTCATCGTAATTGTCGATCAAGGCCACGTGCTCCTTGAAAAACAACTGGACGTGTGGGTGCCATGCGTGCTTGCTGGCGAACTCCATGTTGTCGGTGGCATCGGTGTACGCCTCATGCTGCTCGAAGCGTGAGAGGAACGCGCGGCCTTGCTGCTGCACGCCTGACTTGTCTTCGAGCCGGTTGCCGTCCGCGATCACCATGACACCCTTGGGTTTGCGCAGCGAGCCGCTCATGTCCTCGCCGTTGATGTACTTCTGCAACAGCTTGACCACGGACGGGTCGGCGTTAGGCAACTCGCCAAAGAACACCACACCCACCGCATCGGCGTCGGCCGGGTTGTATGCGTTGGGCAGCGCCTGATTGTTGAACATCTCCAGCAGGTGCGTCTCGTAGTTCGGCGCACTCGCTTGGATGTCCATCGGCGACATCGTCGGCGCGTAGAACAGCCAGCTGCGAAACGTCGGGATCTTCTTCTGCATCTGCTCGGTGAATTCAACGATCAACGAGGTCTTGCCGATGGCCGGCTTGCCTGCGATGTAGGTGTTGATACCCGCCAAGTAGTTGAGCGTCAGGACAGGGATGAGTTCTTTCAATTTGATGGTCATGCTAGGTCTCCAAACAAGTGGTAGGTGGTTAAGTGAACTTCTACAACAAGCTATAGTTTAAAGGCTATCCAGGAATAGTTGCAAGGTATTGTCGGTGAGCCTCGCCCAATCGCTATCAGGAAATGCACCCCACTCAGCCGGTACATAAGCCGAGGGGTCTGCGGATTTTGCGATTGACCAAGCAAGACCAACACTAGACTTAACGTAGTACAGCATGGGCGCGGATTGTACTGGCCGCGCCATGATGCGTAGATGGTGCGCGTTGATACAGCACGGCACACACCCATGCAACGCCAGCAGTACGGCGGTAGGGTGCATTACAGAGACTCCAAAAATTCGGCGAGCGTCTCGTCATCGAGCGTATCCCAGCAATGGTCGCCGATCATGTCCCACTCTACTGGGACGTACACGTCGATGGTCGATGCAGGTTTTACATACCACGTCGTATCGTCCGAGTATGGCTTGCCGTCAAAGTTGAGATAGAGAATGGGGCAATTGTTGGCGATGCACGCCGGCCCTACCCGCAACTCGGTGAAAAAAAATACGTACGGCACACATCCATGCAGCGCGAGTAACGCAGCAGTGGGATGCATCACACCATCAGCCCGAGCATGTCACTGAACAACGCGACGGCGTCATCGTCAACTTGCGGCGCACCAACTACTATCACGGCGCGCTCGTCGTCACAGACATGCCCGCGGAAGCGTCGAGCCAGGGCGCGAGCATCGGCGATCGCCGCGTCCCGCACGCCGGGGCTCTTGCGCAGGTCCGCGAGATCGTACTGGCTCAGCTGGCGCGCGTCCGAGGTGAGCTGGGCGAGATCGGGATCGTTCGTCAAGTTCAAGGCCGGCATGACGGCGACCATATCGGCCACGTTGCCCAGCAGGCTATCGTTAAACTTCTTGATATCTTTCTTGCCGAACGCCTCAAGCGTATCAGCCATCTTGGTGACGACCCCATACAGCCGGTCATACGCCTCGCTCATGGCGTCGCCGATACGCGCCTCGCTGGTAGCATGCGCCTCGCTCACGAGCCGCTCAACTTCTTCGGGAGGGATCCCCTCGACCACGCGCAGGTCTTCGCTCTGTGGCATCACCTGCACCTCGACCGAGAAGTTAAACTTGCTACGCACCTCGGCCAGGGTCGGATAGTCCATAGGGTTAAACATGTTGTTCAGTGTGAACTTGGCCTTCTCGATTTCTTGAGCGTAGGCCTTGGCCAGTTCCTCGACCAGATCGTTACCGACCCGGATGCGATCGGTACACTCGCTCATGAAATCGAGATGCCGTGCCACGCCGCCGATGCGCCAGCCGCTATCGTCCCACGGCAACGTGCTGGCATAGCAGAACGAGCGAAAACTCGTGGCCCACTTGGCCACGGCATCCAACTCCCGCGAGTCAGGCAGCAGCTGCTTGTGCACGTTGGCCGCGCCGTCGACGGCGCCGGCATCGGCGTTGACCTTGGCGGACGCCGCCTTGTCTTTCTTACGGGCCGTCCACACCGACAACGAGGGACGGTACAGCAGGGTAGCGTTACGGATACTAGCCATGATTTTTCTCCTAGCGAATGTTGATCGGACTAGCGAAGCGGGTCCGTCGAGTGGGGTAGATAGTGTACGACAATTGGTTGCGCCAACCGAATGTCTTACTTCTTGTTCAAGTACAGCAAGCCGCCAGCGATCAGCACAAACACAACCATGCTTGCCGCGCCTGAGCCGGCAGCCTTGGCCATGACAACCAAGCCCGTGACCGTGGCGCACGACGCGGCGACGGCGATGAAGGCAATCAGGAAAAGGGTCTTAAACGTTTTCATTTTGCGACTCCAGTTGACGTACTCACTTAGTTACATCTGACACTATCTTACCGCACTCGCCGCAGTTGTGGCAACAGCTTGGCCAGGTAACTCACCATCGGCGCAGTGGAAACAGTAACGCAGGCACACCAGGGCGTACTTGTTGTTTGCCGCTCGCGGATACTTGGCCAAGTCCGTCGCCAGATACACCTCACCGGCGGCTACCGGGTTCAAGCATGGCCCGAAGCGGCCCTTGAAATCGCAGAGAAAAGGCTTGCGCGCCTTTGCCCAATGACCTCGGCCACGGGTGACAAACCATTCAGCACGCTTCATAATCATCCCATGCCGTCAGGCGTCTAATAACCAGATACCAAGCCGTTTCGTAGCCCATCCAATGGCCGGGGAAATTTGGCGGCTGTGACAGACCGAAAACGTTCATAACGTACCCCCCACGTATTGCCACACACGTCTGACCAAGTTCGATTTGCGCCGTCACTTCGTCTTCGGTGAGGATGCGGTCGACGACCTCGTATATACATCGAGCGCCAGGCGTATATCTGAATTGCCGAGTCTTTACCACAGGCTCAGATCGTTTCATCGTCGTCTCCTCGTTCTGGTATGCGGTTGCTTACCGAACGGATCACCAAGTGCCAGGTCATATTGTAGCGATCCTGCATCTTGGCGAGGTCGTTAGGGCGCCAGTACACCGCCTCGCCTTGGCCGCCGCGCGGGCCATCCTTGCCTAGCTGCACCACACTGCCGGTAGGGTGCGCGAGTATGCGATGCGCTTGCGCCTGCTCCAGCGTCACCGGCTCGCGCCGAATCAGCAGATAGGCGTTATCCGTCCAGCGATGCGTACGGCTCGACATCAGCGACTCGACCCACTTGGCCAGCACTCTACGATTCTTGGTCATGGGTTTCTCCAGAACGACCTGCCGCCTTCATCCTCGCCAGCTGCACGCTCGCCAATCACCAGGTACCACTCTGATGAGCATTCGCCCCAGCGGCCAGGGAATTCCGGTTCGCGCGATGGGGTGAATAGGTCGATGCGCGGACCGTATGACCGGCGTGACTCGGTCACGACTATTGCTTTGTGCCCGAGCAAGATATGCGCCATGACCTGATTCTCAGTGACCGGCTCGGCTGCGGTGATATACACCGTTTTGCTCCATGGACCGGTCATAAACTCGCGCGTTTTCATACCCCCTCCACGATCGCGTGCCACGTCACATGCGACCACAGGATTTCGAACGACGGGCCGAACTGGTGATCGAAGACCGCGACCACACAGCCATCCTCCAGCGCAACGAGCCGGCCACCCAGCTGTACGTGCGCCTCAGCCTGATCGAACGGCATCGCGGCACGCATGACACGGTACGGCTTAGGCCAGCCGTACCGTGTCATGCGTGTCGCCACGATCATCTGATCGGGTGGGGGTGCATAAAATCGCTCGTCGGCTGTCACATGACCTCCACACCGCCCGACTGCCAGGGGCGCATGATGTAATCGAAGTGCAAGCCCGCGGCAGTCTGCGCACGAATCACCGGGAACGGCCAGCTGATACCGTAGCTGTTGATCGTCCACTCCCAGTCAAAGAGCTGGAACGTATCAAGGTGCTTGATGATATGCCCGGCCCACGAGTTGCCGGCCTCTATCTCACGCACGAACTGGGTCTTGCGCAACTCACCATTGTTCAAGAACAGCTTGGCACGCCAGAACGCTTTGCCCTTCTCGATGTGCTCAGCGGTGAGCTGGAATGGGCCACCTTCCATCAGCGCGCAGCACTCGGCGTAGGCATCGATGCCATTGCGGTCCGCGTTGAACGGGTTCCAGCGGCGCTTGAGCGCGGCGATCTCGGCCTCGGTGATCACGCTGCCAGCGCGCAGCTCAGCCGCGTCGAGCAGTAGCTTGGCGATAGAACGGGTCATCATTTTCTCCTAACAAGTGAACAAGACAATTGGTTGATGCAACCACATGTCACACTACTATC